ATGCGGGTTACAGCTCGCGCCTTTGCTTTCAAAGCGATGAGCTAGCCACGTACGCGGGCAAACAATTTATCGACTTATACAAATCATTTATTCTATAACCGCCGTAAGGCATAACAACAAACAAAATGGCAACAAAGAAAAAAGTAACTGAAAGAATCAAAACGTTTGAAGATGCACAAAAAGAAACTGGCCGTCAGGATGTGCCGGATTTTTCAAACGTGCCGGAAGATTTACGCGCCTACTTTGAGGCACAGTACAAAACAATCGTCATAGCAGAGGCTTTGAATGAAGGTTGGAAAGCTAACTGGGAAGATGACAGTCAAAAGAAGTGGTTTCCTTGGTTCTATATGTCCTCTTCGGGCTTCGTGTTCAGCGATACGTATTGCGACTACTCGATTGCGACTGCGGGTAACGGCTCGCGCCTTTGCTTTAAGAGCGATGAGCTAGCCACGTACGCGGGCAAACAGTTCGTTGAGATTTGGAAAGATATTATTCTGAAGTAAAACATTGGGGTTGTTTGTCTTTGTGGGTTGTCCTCTTCGGGCTTCGTGTTCAACGATACGAATTACAACTACTCGAATGCGAATGCAGGTAACAGCTCGCACCTATGCTAAGATATCCAAAGACAAAGACCTTGCCACTTGGCAAAAAAATACTCATTCAAAAGGTGCTGGTAGGGAAACCGAAAGCTCCGATAAGAAAAGCAAAGAAATGAAAAGAGTTAGCAATTTATACGACAGCATCTGCACCCTCGAAAATCTGTATTTAGCCTACAACAAGGCTAAACATGGTAAAACGAATACATATGGCGTGAAGCACTTCGAAAAAGAGTTGGACAGCAATATCCTACAAATACAAAAAGAGTTGATTGAGGGCATTTACGCAACATCTGAGTATAGTGTTTTCACCATAACAGATCCCAAAGAACGGATTGTTTATCGTCTACCATTTCGTGACCGCATAGTGCACCACGCCATAATGAATATCTGCGAAACAATATGGGTGTCTGTCTTTATCTCCAACTCTTACTCGTGCATCAAAGGTCGTGGAATTCATGGAGTGCTGAAACATTTAAAACGTGATTTAAAGGATATTGAAAATACGACATACTGTCTGAAGATGGATATCCGAAAATTCTACCCATCGGTAGACCACTCCATTTTGAAAAACATTGTTCGTCGCAAAATCAAAGATGTTCGTCTTTTGGCGTTGATGGATGGTATTATTGACTCCGCTCCTGGTATTCCGATCGGCAATTATCTATCTCAGTTTTTCGCCAATTTGTACCTGTCTTATTTCGACCACTGGCTGAAAGAAACAAAGCAAGTGAGGTACTATTACCGGTATGCCGATGATCTTGTGATTCTGTCGTCTGATAAATCATATTTGCACAGCTTGAGACAAGATATTGACGACTACCTGAGGCGAGAGTTAAATCTTCAGCTGAAGGATAATTACCAAGTATTCCCAGTCGACGTGCGCGGCATTGACTTCGTTGGTTATGTATTCAGGCACTCTCATATTCTGATGCGAAAAACTATCAAACAGCGGTTCTGCAGAAAGGCCGCAAAACTCAACAAAAGACAACTGGATAACAAACAATATAAAATGCTGATAAGTCCGTGGATTGGATGGGCAAAACATTGCAACTCGAAGCATTTATTAAAAACTGTACTGAATGAAAAAGTTCTCTGATTTTGGAATAAAAACGAATGAAGATAAAACCATTTTCGCTGTTCCTACAATCTCGATTGAAGAGGTGACCAACTGCGAAATAGAGGTGATTGATTTTGAAGCAAATGTAAAGACCAGGCATGGAGATGGAAGAGTGATACTCAAGGTGAAATATGAAGGCATTGAGCGTAAGTTTTTCACCAATGCAACACCGATAAAGGAAGCTCTTCAGAAAATAGATAAACAGGACTTTCCTTTTGTCACAACAATTAAGCAACAACGATTTGGATCAGGTAGTGGTAAGACATTTTATTTCACATAATAATTTAAGTATGAGCGCACGCGTTAATTACGAACAATTTGCACCACGCACAGGCAGCCACTTCGATTGGATGGTGGCGTATGCTGAGCGCATCACCGAAGCGGTGTTGGCGAGATACATCTATTCAATAGAGAAAAAGCTGGATGAGTTGAAGCCAAACGAAAGATTTTACTTCAAAGATGTAGATACAAAGGATCCTGAGTTGCTAATAAAATCGATTTGCCAGTTTGTAGAACACAAACCCGAATATCACATTAGTAAAGATTGGCAATTTATAATGAAAACTAGATAATTGAATTATGGGAAAAAGATCGTGGAGCGAAGCGGATAAACTTTTACTGCAGGAAAAATATGGAAGTAGCACATCGGAAGAACTGAAAGAACTATTTCCAAATCATACTTATTCGGCTATTAAAGCAAAAGCAATTATTCTGAAATTGAAAAAAGATACGTCTCATTTCCATTTTTCAGAAAATCAAATTTCAGAGCTAATCGATCTGTATCCATTCACTTCAAATATTGACTTGGCAAATCGTTTTGGATGTTCGATTCACTCGGTTGAAAACAAAGCTCATAGACTGGGATTGAAGAAAGATTTAGAACATATCAGACAGACAAGCAGAGAGCGATTCACAGAAGATCATCCAGCTCGAAAGTTTCATTATCAAAAAGGACGAACTCCAGAAAACAAGGGGCTGAAACAAATTGAATTTATGAGTGAAGAGGCTATAGCGCGCTCTAAAGCTACTCGCTTCAAAAAGGGTCAGCTAAGTTGGAATCATAAGCCAATTGGGTCAGAACGAATAGATAAATATGGATATGTGTCTATTAAAGTCGAAGAGCCAAATATATTTAAACAAAAGCATAGAGTGATATGGGAACAGCATCATGGCCCGATACCTAAAGGCTTCAATATTCAGTTTAAAAATGGAATAAGAACAGATTTTGCAATCGAAAACTTATACATCATCACCAGATCTGATCAACTGAAAACCGAAAATTCATTGATTGCAAAATATCCCAAAGAGGTGCAACTAGCCATACAAGCCAAAGGGGCATTAAACAGACAAATTAATAAACTATTAAAGCAAACAGACAATGAGCAAACAAATTAACACAGGGATAACCCTTGTAGATGTCCGGACAGAAGCAATGGACACCATTCAACGACTAAAGGCTGGATCTATGGATGTGAAGACAGCATCTGAAATTCGAAATTTGTGCAACACCGTCATAGATGTTGCCAAAACGCAAGTGGAGTTCATAAAAGCTATTCCCAATAGTGTGAAAGAACAGATGACCGCCACAGAGGTGAAAGCAATAGCCGGTACACTCACCGATAGGGATGCTGAGCTTGATGCGTCTATGGTGCAAATAAAAGATAGTATGAATAAACCTTATGAATCAGGCAAATGAAAACCTTTTTAAATGGACATAAAAACAGCAATTAATAACGGATACTGTATCATCTGTGAGAACGCAGATGATCTGAGAAGATTAGCCCCTTACTTTCGCCGTCCATTGACGGAGAAAGACGTACAAGAAGAAAAATTTCCATGTTATGCTTATGCGCCCCACGGAAAGGGTGTCGGGTTTAGCTCAGGGTCTTCTTTTTGTGATAGAGCTCTTCCAACGATACATGCAAAAGAATTATCGAATAATTAACCGCCACAAGGCTTAATATTTTTGAAAAATGGATAAATTATCTCATTTAAAGAACCTACTCACCGCCGAACTCGGCAATGAGTTTAAAGGACAAATCGACATCATTGTCGATAGAACGGTGAAATTTATGGAGGAAAATATTTTTCGCCAAACTCGGAAAACAATTCCATTAGTAAGATCCGATGGAAGTGTGGGAACTATAATACTACCAGAGCCAAGTCCGCTAGAAGATGCTCTATCCAAATTGGACTCATTATTGCGTAAATCAGGATTAACCAATGAGGATCCTGAAGAGGAAAAAAATAATACGTTTCTTCTTGCAAGATCAGCATCCATTCAGTCATTTAAGTATAGAATCATTGATTACCCGGATAAAAAGGAGCATTGGGAGTTGTGCATATCAGAATTGGAAAATATCACATTCGAATCAATACGTGCAAAATATAATTTATAACAATCAAAAAACTAAAAGCAAACTAAAAGCAAAATGGAAGCAGAAAAAGAAGTAAAAAAAACAGGGATTCAGTTAATAACTGAAGAGCGCCAAAGACAAATTGAAGTAGAGGGCTTTGCACCTGAGCATGACTTAGGTTATGTTGATGATGAATTAGCTTACGCAGCTGTATGCTATGCAATTCCAGGAGATAACCGTATTTATGTAGGTGATAAACCTGAACTATGGCCATTTCTTGAAAAGTATTGGAAACCTGCAAAATGCGAGTTCTCGCATGATAGAAACTATATAAGCGAGAGAATTAGAGAACTCCAAAAAGCAGGCGCACTCATAGCCGCAGAGATAGATAGATTGAATAATGATCAGGTAAAAGTTTTTAAATTCTTCACAGAAGACTATCATTATGCGTGTTCTGGAACAACTGAACAGGAAGCCCGGGAATACTTAACCGAATATTTAGATGATTCCGAAATTTTGAAAGTGGAAGAAATACCTGAATCGCTATGGGATGAACGGACGATTACTATGTACGAAGATAATGACAAAGAAAATGAGCCGTTCCAAATGTCTATTCGTGAATGCCTTGAGGATGATGAATCATCTCTCATATTTACTAACGATCCAGAATGGATTAATTAAACATATAATATTAACAATCAAAAAACTAAAAGTAAAATGGAAGCAAAAAAAGAAGTAATCGCAGAAGTAGGTATGGTGGTAATAACCACTGATGATAAGATTAAAGCTGTTGTTGAGCAAATTAATGCTGATTCTTATTATCTCAAGAGGTTTGATATGGAAACCATAGGGAAGTATGGCTGGGAAGGCAGAAGTGCTAATATTATAGATATTGAAGGAGAGAATGGAGAAATTATCTATCATCCCAATTGGGTTGGGTCTAAGATGGTGGAATCGGACACTTGTATTTTAGTAAAAAAAGATTGCGTAACATTCAAAGAAATGAAAGCTATTTTCGACAAAGCAAGAGAGTATAATAAAATTGCCCTTGAATTTATAGAATCTAAAGGTGGTACGTCTTTTCGCCGAGACAGATTCGGGATCGGTGGAGGAGTCGAATCTATTCTATTCGAGAATGACAAACCCTCTAAAGAATGGAAAGCCATTAGCCGGAAACGAAGTAACGAATATGTGCCTGCAAAAAAGGATTCTCAAATTGCGATTGAAATTGAAAAATTGCCTGTTGTGAAAAAAAAAGAAATGACCCGAATATTCGGATTTCCAGATACTCAGTTTGTTGGCAATCGCGTATACTTTTCACCTGGTATTGAGACTGTAAATGAAGGGTATATCCTTGACGTATCTGCTGGTTGTATTATTGCCATCAAAGAGGGAATGCAGATTATTAAAAAATCAGAATACTACGCATTGAAAGGAGAATAAACGATGCCCACAAAACCGATATTATTCAGCACCCCGATGGTGCAAGCCCTACTTGCTGGGCGCAAGACAATGACCAGGAGAACTAAAGGACTGGAGTCATTCAATGACAATCCGGATGAATGGGATTTTTCAGCAATAGGTACACACCCTGATTCCGATGAAGATTCTGAAAAGATATATGCTTATTTTCATATAAAAGACTCTGAGACATGGGTGTATAATAAACTACCGTATGCAGTTGGCGATATTCTTTGGGTGAGAGAGACGTTCACGATATTAGAACCGGAGCATTGCGAAGGTATGAGTAAGCGTTTCTTCTATAAAGCTGATCAGGTGGAAGAAGAATGGAGATTAGACTGTATAGCCGATGGATATTCGTATAAATGGAAACCATCTTTATTCATGCCTCGCGAAGCAGCTCGCATCTTCTTAAAAGTGACTGACATAAAAATAGAACGGGTGCAGTCAATTAGCGAAGAGGATGCAATTGCTGAAGGATTCGAGCAGCATCGTCCTGATATTGATTGGCTTTCGGCTAGATTTGAATTTAAAGCTATTTGGAGGACAATTAATGGTTTGGATTCATGGGATATAAATCCGTGGGTAATAGCTTACAAGTTTGAACGAGTAGAAAAACCGGAGGGATTTTGAAATATTAATCGCCCTGGGCGGGCATAGTAAAACCCACAAATAAAAGTATGAATTGGAAAGAAGCAGAAGTATTATTATCAGAAGGTAAAATGATTACAAGACCATTTCTTTCATGGAGTGAGAAGCATTTTATTTTCAAACAAGTACCATCTACAATTGGCAAAGATATAGTGCCAAAGATGCAGTCACTTCCACAAAGCGTAAAGGATGAATTTCAGCGAAGATTTGATTCACCCAGCGAGCAATTGACGGAAATTTATTATGATGATCAATACGCATTGGTTGGTCCTAGTAATCAGATTAGCGGATGGTTGCCCAAAGAAGAAGACATTCTTTCGCCAGAGTGGGAGGAATACCGCCCGTAGGGTGTATCATTTATAGAATAAAGAGGTCAATCCATTTTGGGTTGACCTCTTTTGGTTTTTGCCAAAAATCCCCCACACCCCCTAATTTTAAAAAGACAAAATACAAATAAACGAAATTGAAAAATATTTCTCAAAAAGCTGGACACACAGACACACAGACACACATAACAGTTATTTTTCAAAAAACAAAACTATTTAACTAACTAATAATGAATATATTAAATTATTTTTCTTATTATATTATATGTGTGTCTGTGTGTGTCTAGGTATTTTTTCTGTAAGTCCGTGTGTGTATGTTAATTTATTTCACAAATGTGTTTGTGTGTCCAGTTTTTCCGAAAATGGCGTTTGTGTGTCTGATTTTGGGGTTGTGTGTCTGTGTTTTGGATAGACCAACAGTGTTATATTGTTGAAATACAGTTATTTAAGTTTTAGAAACTTCAATTTGTGAGTCTGTGTGTCTGTTTGTCCAGAAAATCGCACGCCAGAAAACAAAATATTTTTTTTCTTTTCGTGCTTCCACTATTTTTCAAATAATATATATAGTCTATAAAGTACAATATATATTACTTTTTATTTTTATAACTAACTGAATATTAATATATTTGTATTCAAATTAAATGTTGCGTATGGAAAGCCAAAGACCTTATATTGTACTCGATTTGCCCAATTATTTGATTGATTTCCTCTATCATGAGTTCAAAATCGGGAAAAAGGACGAATTGATGCTGAATCGCGACAATTGCATTGGCAAATACATCAATTCGATGTGGGAAAGTTCACCGCTTCCGGTGAAGAAACGTAAAGCCGAAAACCCAGTGAAACTTCTGCTCCCGATCAACCAGGACGATCACTACAAACTAAGCCGTTCGTTCATCTATGTTTCTGACCTCAAGCACCGGATGATTGTCGATTATCTCCAATCGTCGTTTGAGTTGCGGAGAGACCAGTTTTTCAACGAAGCATACAAAAGAGGGTACAAACAGGTTGACATCATAGAGGCATTTATGAAAGCCTACGGAATGAAGAATAATAGCATGAATTTTGATCAACTGAAGAAAATGGACTACCGAAAACGCGAATATTTGCGCGAAAACATTGCAAAAAACATTCAAAGTATTATATATCAGTGAATTAAAAAATATTTAAGTAATTTGTCCCTTTTTTTCCCGTTTAAGGTTAAATTCTCAAATTAGTAATATGAACACAGAAAACAAAAGAGCCGACATCTATTCGGTCAGTTTCTTGAAGCCATCGAACTGTTCGATGATCATGCTATATAATAAAGGTGTTGCCATTGTGAACGGCACTTTTATTAAATTAAATGGGTTGATGAAAATCAGTTACGAAGAAGCCAGCGATGCTTTCGGAATTTTGATCACTCAAAAATTCAGTGCTATCGCTTCGGATACCTCTCCCGAAAATCGCGCTTACTTGGAATCGTTGTGTGGAATTCCTCTCATTTTGCAAATCACTTATTCTAATGGTGTGAAAAAAGTGCTCGGTTCTATAGACCGACCTGTTGTTTTATCTTTCAGTAACGGTGGAAATCCAACCGTCTATACTCTTACTTTTCAGCGCATTGATAGAGGAACTGCACTGCTTTATCAGTCCTTTTCTTAGCTTTTTTTAAGGCGTAAACTTGCATTATAAATTAATGTGAGTTTACGCTATGCCTTATCCCTATCTTCTCGATGCGATTGTTCGCGGCAAATGGGCCATCCACGATGGTACTGCAATTGCCTATCTCGAAACTGCCGCCAAACTGATTCGCGGTGAGTATTCTCCCGAAAATGCTTCACGCCGAAGCGAAACCAATCCAATAGAAATTTTGCTGGACAATGGCAAAACTATGGCAGCCGGTGGCTCAAATAGTTTTGACACTGCACCTGATAGAAGCACCATTATCATTCCGCTGCAAGGTGCGATGCTGAAATACGGTACCATGTGCACGTATGGCACAGAAGAGATTGCTGCTGTGATTCGTCAAGCGGCCGATTCACCACGAATCGACTCTATCGTGATCGATTGCCACTCCGGTGGTGGTTCGGTGGATGCAGTTGCGCCCATTTTCGACGCCATTGCTTATGCCAAATCGAAAGTGCCCGTGGTGGGATGTGTCGATTTGATGTGTTCAGCTGCGTTGTATGGCTTACTGCCATGTGATGAGATTATGGCAGCTAATGACATTTCGTGCGAAGTAGGCTCTATCGGTGTGATGATGAGCTTTATGGATTATGCCGACTACTACGAATCACTTGGCATCAAAGAACATCTGATTCGCTCTACACTGAGTGCTGACAAGAACCTGGCTTTTGAATTGGCACGAAAAGGCGATTACACTCAGATACAAACTGAGGAACTGGATCCAATCGCTCTAAAATTTCAGAACGATGTGAAAGCTTATCGAGGAGCAAAACTCGATTTGTCGGTTGAAGGACTGCTTAACGGGCGGACATTCTTCGCACCCGATGCGCTCAAAAATGGACTGATAGACTCAATCGGCTCGATGGATGCGGCAATTGCACGCGCCAAACAGTTGGTTGATATCCGCACAATAAACAATTATTACTAACCAATCAATTATTTTTTTATGAAAAATTTCGCGATTCTTTTGGCTTCGATGGTCAGATTTTTGGGAGTTGAAAAGCTCTCCGAAAATGCAGAAGGCAAAAGTGTATTGACCGATGATCAGGAAGGAAAGATTTTGGGCAAGTTTGGTCAACTTTTTCTTGACAAGTTCAAGGAAGATTTGGCTGCACAGGCTGAAACTGTAACTCCTGAAAGCACAATGGCATTCGATGAAGCTGTCATTGCGTTGGCTCAGAAAGATGTTGAATTTGCTGCGTTCAAAGCAAAATCGACCGCTGCCATTCAAAAATTGACCGACAAGGTTAAAAAACTGAGTGAAGAAACCGTTGACGACCTCTCTACAAAGGTGGAAGGCAACAAAAATGCTGAAAAAATGGCTTTCAAACCCGACATGACATTAGTCCACAACATTGTGTTGTCGGATTATCTGGCTGGGCGCACTGCTCAGTACAGTGGTAGCGATACCATTGACACCACTGAGCTGACTGCTGAGTTTGGTAAGTATGTGACAGGCGAACGCATCAACATCCTCAAGAAGTTGACTGCCAAAACCACGTCCATCGAGTATATGACCACGCTGATTAGCGACAAAACGGAAGTTCGGGCTGCAAGTGCCGAAATTGCGACTGTTGTTCAGCAGTTCACTTCGAAATGGACTCCATCTTCGAAATCAACGTTCAAACCGTTGACCATCAAAAACCGCAAGCACAAAATCAACGTGCCTATTACTCCGTCCGACATAATGGACAAGTATTTGGGTTTCATGTACACCGAGGAGTTAAATCCTTCGGATATGCCGATTGTGAAATACATTATCGAAGAGCTGATTTTGCCAAAAGCAGAAGAAGATCGCGAAATGAAGATGTTGGCAACTGGTAAATTCGTTGAGCATACTGCTACGGCTGACGGTCAGGCTGGTACTGCTCCTGAAGATGCTTTGGACGGTTATGTGACTATCCTCAAAGATTTGAAAACGGCAGGCAACACCGATGTAACTTGGTTGTTGAACGGCGTAACGCTAACCCCAGAAAACATTTTGGCGAAAATTGATGCTGCAGTTGACGAAATCAAACCGCTGTATCGTAATCAGAAAATGTTCGTTCATGCTGACCCTGACATCGTAACGATGTATGGTCGTGCATACCGTGAGAAATATCCGACTACCAAAAATCAAGATGGTGATCAATTGAAGATTGATTTCACAAACTTCACTTTTGCGAAATTGGATGGTATGATTGGAACCGGTTGCTTCTTCCTCACACCGAAAGAAAACTTCGTTCACCTATTATCGCGCGATCCATCGCAAGGCAAACTTCGCATCGAAGGTATGAACTACGATGTGAAAGTATTCGGCGAATGGTGGGAAGCTGTAGGCTTCTGGTTGGCTGATGCGATTTTCGCATACTTGCCTCCAGTGGTAACTCCTCCACACGAAGGTATCTAAAAAAAAAATTGAGTAGCGTTGGATTTCCGATGCTACTCAATTTAATTGTTTCATTCTCAAATATTAAAAAAAAATGACTTCATACAGTTCAGTAACCGTAAAACGGAAAAGCCACAATGCCGGACAACCAGGTCAGAAAGTGCCTTACATTCTGATTGTGAAAACATCTGATGTTGTCACTTACACCAGAGACGATAAAGGCGTGAGCATTTCAGCCTTTGCTTTGGCAGACGGTGCAAAAGCAATTGGCATTTTCCAAGCTGTCGACAAAAACAGCTTCACCTTTAAAAGTTCGGGCGACAAAGGAATTTCCAGCGGGAAAATCCAATCGGTAGAAGCCGTTCACCCGGGCAGTTACCTCGAAATCGACGAGTTTATCGAAAACTACGAAAATGAGCCAGTAATGGCTATTCAAGTGTTTGCAGGTGAATTGTCGAAAGTAGCCGGAACGCCTTACAATCCGCTCTATCTCGATGCTGAAAGCACCGACAATGCCAAAGAGCGTGTAAGTACGTTGAAATTCACGCAATTGATGCAAGGTCCAGGTTTTGGATATATCGCTGATGGTTTAGTGCCAACTGTTGACCAAAGCGTGATTGACCTTGGTTCGTTGACCGTGCCAGGAGTGTAATTTTTAAACATCATGTTTCATCGGTGGGGCTTAGGCTCCACCTTTATACTTTAAGAAAATGTACGTACAAAAAACAACTGCCGTTAATACAAAAGCGGAAATTTTGACAGAAGTAGAAGAATTGGTTGCATTAGTTAATAGTGCAAAAGCTCCAAACGCTGATTCGATAGTAGCGTCTGCGCAACCTATCTCAGTGGTCATCCCATTCGCTCAAGGCGATGATGAAACCAAATTGCTCTATTTGATTCGCTCTATTGAGAAATCATTTGACGAGCCGCATAAAGTTATTATTTTGGGTGCAAAACCTGAATTGAATTTGGATGTTTTGGTCATCGAAAACGAATCGAAATCTTCTAACAAGGAGATAAATTTGGTACATGCACTTCAAGCAGCTTGTTTGAATGCTGAAGTAAGCGAAAAATTTGTTGTTGCACAGCTTGACACCTACTTCATCTCTCCGGTGACGTTGGCTGATCTATCATTGCTTAAAACTGCAAAATCTCGCATTCTAACCATTTCTGATGAACAGGCGTTCACCAATACGCTTCGTTTGCTTTCGGACAAAGGAATTGAGAATGCTCGCAGCTTTGCATGTTTGTTGCCTTTTGTTATCGAGAAATCGAAATTTGCAGGTTTGTTCTCTGAATTTCCTGAATTGGATGCTATCCCAACGTTTATTGAAACCATCTACTACAACTACTACTTTGGTAGTCACAGCAGTTTGGAACTCAATTTCGAGAAGGATAACGTTCGTTTGAATCTGATTTCTGCTGATCCCAATGTGGCAAAAGTGAAAGAACTGATTGCCAACAAAAAGTTTCTCACCGTGTGGGATTCTGCTAAAGGTGATTTCTCTGAAAATTACTTGAATGTAAAATTCGCAGAAAAGTGTAGCCTTGAACTTGAATAGTGAAATACTGGATTGGTTTTCGTCTGGGAAAGATCCAGTGAAAGGGTTGTCGTTGCTGCGTATGACAGGCGGCAACCCTTTTTTAATTCAATTTATCTCCACCAATCCAAAGGCAAACATCAAGCTGATAACTGATAACCTGAAGGCTTACACAGATAAAAATGTTACGCCCGACCGTGTGCCAGTACAGATGATAAAAACCGAAACACAACGGAAAACATCTAAAGTTATTCGCGACGAATACGCATTCTTATTGAATGCAGATTGCCCGATTGAACTTAAACTGTTGGTCAATCAAAAATTTAATACATTCCACGTTTTCAGCAAGTTACATAAACAATTAGCTGACTGCACTACCCTTGAAGAGTGTGCCGATAAATCAGCCGCTATATTGGATAACTACATTGAAAACAGAATGATTTTTGCTGAATTGGATTATTACCGCGATACGAAAACGCTGCTGGGAAAGCATCCAATATTCAAAGAATTTGTTCATCTCAAGCAATTGAGAACACTGAACCAAAAGGACTTATACATCAAACGCAAAACGCTGGAGCATAACATCTGGCGGATAAAGGCTGAAATCGAGAAAGCAGATAAACCGCACCTCGATACGGAGAGAAGAATCAGACTTGAAAACAAATCGGCTCAATTAGCCGAACTTGAACGATTAATTGAATGAAATGCAAATATTTCGACCTAAACGACATCCGCAGGGATAGACTGAAGGCACGGATTTTGAGTATTAAACACGACAGAATACAAGAACTTAGGTTGCGCAATGTAAAGCAACTGTGCGGTAGATTACCCAATGATGGAGAGAGTTTCTTTATCGAAACAACCAAAAGCTTCAATGCTTTCACATTCATCGTTTATCTGATCAAGACAGCCGGATATGTTGATGACCTTTACATTGCCACTTATTCTATCAACAAACGCATTATTTCCAGTCTGCTCCGTTGGAAGGAGGCTGGCAAAATTGGTACTATACATATCCACATATCAGAAACAATAAAATTCAGAACACCAGACGATTTCAAGCGATTACTCGAACTAAAACAACAAGGATTAATTTCCATATCCACAGGATGGACACATAAGAAAGTGTCGTGTATGAAAACTCCTATTGGCTACTATGTAGTGGAAGGTTCGGGAAATTATGGAGAAAATGCTATGGAAGAGCAATATGTATTCACTCAAAGCAAACAAATTTATGAGTTCAGAAAATCCAAATCAAATTATTGAGTACCGAGACCCTAATTGGGTGGGAAAATTAGATTTTGAGCAGCTGGAAAAACTTTCGGCTCTGGGCTATACGCCCGAACAATGCGCCATGTTTTTTGATGTGCCTAAACTAGAATTTATGTACTTCTATATGCTCATTAACAGCAAATTGAAGTTTCATTACGAACGTGGAATTCTGTATCATAAAGCGAAAGAAGGAATGATGATGCTCGAAGATGCTGAGACAGGCGCGAACGTAACCAACGCCCAACGCCTGGATAAGTTGCGTCGTGAAATTGATTTTAAAAACGCTGTAAATAGTATTTGCTATGGGGATATTTGATAAATCTAGGTTCATATTCCTTCAGGATCATATCCAAGATGGTAGTAAAAAACCGCTCAATGACGAAGATGAGAAGTATTTGAATATGCTATTCATTATCAATAATTTGCGCAGAAAGTATGGCAAAGATAATGCTATTGCATTTGTCACGAAACTAGAAGAGAAGATTTCGCGACAACGTGCCAACGAAATGTACCAGGAATCAATCAATCTTTTCTATGCGAACGATTCGATAGAGCGTGATGCACATCGCAATATGATGTATGATGATTTGCTGAAAGCGGCTAATGTGGTACTTGCCACAGCTACTAATAGCAAGGATATGGAGGTATATGGCGATTTGATGACCAAAGCAGCCAAAATAAAAGGCTTAGACCAACCTGATCCGGTGAAAGTACCCACTGAGTTGTATCAGCGAAATATCAAGATATATTCGCTTAATCCTAAATCAATCAACATCGAACCTGTCAATCGTCAAGCATTGGCAGATAAGATTGATAGCCTGGACGAACTGAAAGAGCGTGATAAGAAGCGACTCAAACAAGATGCGCAGATTATAGAAATTGACTTTATCGAAATGTATGGCAACCAGGAAGCGGAAATTGGACTTGAATAGTGATACCGTAGAAGTACGCTTTCAGAATTGGTTGGCTCAGATGTTGAATATACTGATGCCTAAAGTTTTGGTGTTAATTGCCGGACGTGGTTCGACCAAAACAACACAAGTACAGGCTGAACGTGTGCAAGAAGTCGTGCAAGATTGCCCTGGTGCGCCTTTTGCGTGGGTTTCTGACACTTATTCCAACTTAAAGAAGAATGTAATCCCTTCATTGATGGAAGGGCTTAAATTCCTTGGCTGGGAAGAAGGAGTCCATTACATCATCAACAAAGAACCTCCCAAAGAGTGGCGCGATAAAATGTATGTGGTATTACCATCGTACAAAGACGTAATGACATTCTATACTGGTTTCACATTCACGTTTATTTCGTTGGATAAATCCTCAATTGGTGCAGGACGTTCGTATGTGGGTGTATTCGGAGATGAAATCAAATATTTCTCAAAAGAAAAAATTGCCAATCTTTTGAAAGCCGTTCGAGGGTATGCTGCCAAATATGGTGATTCGCCCTGGTACCGCAGTATAAGTTTTACTACCGATATGCCGGACCCTAATTCGTTGGGTGAATACGATTGGGCACTCGAATATGCCAAACGAAATGACATTGAGAAGATAATGCTCGCCATGCAGTCAGGCTTCGTCTATAACGAAACCAAGATTGAATATGTGTCACGGCTTCAGGAGTTGGAGAAAGCCCGTCTTGATGGCGCAAAACAATCAAAAGTCAATACTTTAGAAAAGGCTTTGATGTTGGCAGAGAAAAATATGAATCGATGGAAGGATCGATGGGGGAAATGCCGAAACTTCTCTTTCTTTTGGATTGCATCGTCATTTATCAATGCCGATATCCTTTCCTTGAGTTGGTTTGAAGATGAATTCGAAGTGGCTCTTTCTGGATTGTTGACTAATGTTTGTTCTGTTATCCCCAAACTCAAATCAAATCAACGCTTCTACTCCAATCTATCGGAGAAGCATTTCTATTGGGATGGCAACGATAATGAATATGTAGATAGCCTATCGATAGGTGAAGAACCTGATTGTCGCATTCTGAAGAATCTAACTACCAATCAACCGTTAGAGGCTGGTCTTGACATTGGCAACACATTATGGATGGTATTTGGTCAAGTACAAGGCAACAACCTGCGTGTGATGAAAGAGATGGTGACGTTGCCACCTCGCTATATCAGAGAGATTGCCGATGAGTTTATCCGCTACTTCAAACCCCACAAACGCAAAGTGCTCTATCTCTATTACGACAGAGCTGCAAATAACTACAAGAAGATAAAACAAGATGTTGCAAGCCAAATTAAGTCAGCCATTGAATTCAATGCCGACGGTTCTCGCTCTGGTTGGTCAGTGCAGTTAATGTCGCTCAATCAAGGGAATATCGGAAGCAATGCCGAATATAACCTAATGACAGAAATGATGTCAGGTAATAATCGACTATTGCCTAAACTATTGATTGATAGGAACAACTGTCCGTATCTTAAACATCAACTTGAACGTGTTCCAATCAAGATTAAAACAAGCGATAATAAAAATGCTACTATTGTAAAAGAAAAGAAAGGCGACGGTCTGCCAGTAGATCGATTACTCAAAGAATCGACTAACTTCACCGACGCATTCAAATACTTTACCTGCAGAAAAGAGTATCTCCGAATCATAAACAACAAATAATGTAAAGGTCTAAAAAGATGAAAAATCTATTTAGGCCTTTTCTTTTCAAGTAGAGCTGCATTACAGCACTACCAACAAACTCCAAAACAATTATTCTGCATCGTTACACGAAGCAAACAAAAGGTAAAGTTGAAATACAACATTACCCAAAATGGTCAAACACTATGGTGGGATTTTTTTTATAATCGGTCGAACACTATGGTGGGATTTTGCCCCTCGATGCGCTCCGCTTCCAATGCGCCCCCCTTTCAGTTTCTCATATTTCGCATTTTTGCGCCCCTTGCAATTGCATCTTAGGGACAG